TGCTGTACATGCTCCGTTCTATAACAAGATCAACCAGTTGTTGCATATTGACACACCAGAGTTCTACATGTCATATCTAGACAGTGAAGTTCTAAAAGAGCGAGTAAAACACATTGGTGAAATTATTGATGATCCCGATGACCTTGTTTCATTAGCAGCATTCTCAATGGTTGAAGGTGCGATTCTATACAGTTCGTTTGCTTTCTTGAAGCACTATCAGTCACAAGGTAAGAACAAACTAATGAATGTTGTACGTGGTATCAACTTCAGTGTTCGTGATGAAAACTTACACTCTGTTGCTGGTGCATGGGCATTTAGATATGCGCTCGAAAAGATGAAGGGTACAACGACTGACTTTGATTTATATAAAAAGAATATTGAAGAAAAGATTCGTCAAGTAGCACGTAAGATTTATGAACACGAATGTCAGATCATTGCGATGTTATTTGAGAAGGGTAAGATTGAAGGTATCACTGCACATCAGTTAGAAAACTTTGTACAGTCTCGCATTAACGAATGCTTGAAACAGTTAGGGTTTACAAAAGAATACGATGTGAAGTACAACCCCATTGCTGAATGGTTCTATAAAGGTATCAATGACTATACTTTTAACGACTTCTTCAGTGGTATGGGTAACCAGTATCATAGAAATTGGAGTGAAACAGATTTTGTATGGAAAAATACTGCTCAAAATGTGGAGAGTTAAAATTAATATCTGAGTTTTATTTAAGAAAAGATACCAATAAACCATATTCCGCTTGTAAAACTTGTCACCAAAAACACAAACAAAACAACAAGAGCAAATATGAATGGTATCTTAAAAATAGAGACAGAGTAATAAGTACTAACAAAATAAAAAGAAAAAATAACCCAAAAGCAAATATGTTAGCTACCGCAAAACACAGGGCCAAGAAAAACGATTTACCATTTTCTATTACAGTTGATGATTTTGATATTCCTGAATACTGTCCAATTTTAAAAATAAAGTTAGAGGTAAACGATGGAATTGCTCTAAATAATTCACCAAGCTTAGATAAAATAATTCCAGAACTCGGATATGTTGTTGGTAATATTCAGGTCATATCAAAGCTTGCAAATAGTATGAAAACTAACGCATCTGTTGAAGAATTGATGTTGTTCGCAGAATGGGTATTTAACAATTTTAAGGAAAATGATGATTGAAAATATTTATAAAAAATTAAGTGAAGAACGTAAAGAATTCCAAAATCAAGGTCTAGTTCCTGAATGGTATACCACTGCTGGATATCAGTTATTTAAAGAAAAGTACGAATATGAAACACAAGGTCGTTCAGTTCGTGGTCAATTTGAGCGTATTGCAAAAACTGCTGCAAAGCATGTGCCGATGCTACCAGAAGCTGAAGAAGAGTTCTTTAACCTACTTTGGAAAGGATGGCTCTCTCCTTCTACTCCTGTGCTTGCTAACATGGGTACTTCCCGTGGTATGCCTGTATCTTGCTCTGGTACTATCGCAGATGATTCTGTAGATGGTTTCTACAGTAACCTACGTGAAGTTGCACTACTAACAAAGTATGGTTTTGGTACAGCTACCGATCTAAGTAATGTTCGCCCTCGTGGTGCAAAGATTAGCATTGGTGGTAAGGCCAGTGGTGTTCTACCAGTAATCAAAGAACACGTAAATGCAATGCGTAATATTGCACAAGGCACTGCTCGTCGTGGTGCATGGGCATGTTATCTAAATATTGAACACGGTGATTTCAACGAAGTTGCTGACCACATCCTAGCTGAACCCGATGATTTGAATATTGGATGGACAATTAAGCAGACTTTCATTGACCGTCTAAACTCTGGTGATCAAGAGGCTCTAGAACGCTTCCAGAAGGCCATGAAGATCAAGATGGTCACTGGTAAGGGGTACTTCTTCTTCGTGGATAAAGCTAACGCTAAACGCCCGATTATGTACCGTGATAAGGATTTGTTTATTAACAACTCTCAGCTATGTTCAGAGATTATGCTATTCAATGATGACGAACATACATATACTTGTGTTCTATCTTCTATGAATGCTGCTAAGTGGGATGAATGGAAAGATACGAATGCTGCATATTGGGCAACGATCTTCCTAGACTGTGTAGCAAGTGAATTTGTTGAACGTGCTAAAAATGTTCCCGGCTTAGAGAAAGCTGTACGATTCACTGAAAAAGGTCGAGCGTTAGGTCTTGGACTGTGTGGTATTCATACTTTGTTCATGCAAAAGATGCTGCCATTTGAAGGATTCCAAGCGCATAGTCTAAGCCAAACAATTCAAGCTAAGATTTGGGAACATGCAAATCTTGCTACGGTAAGAATGGCTGAACTATTAGGTGAACCAGAATGGTGTAAAGGTTACGGTGTTCGCAATACACATTTGATTGCTATTGCACCAACAAAATCCACTGCACTTCTAATGGGTGGTGTATCTGAGGGTATCAATCCTGATCCTGCAATGAGTTATACTCAGATGACCGCTGCTGGTGAAGTTGATCGTTTGAATCCTGTACTACTTGAGCTAATGAAACAAAAAGGTGTCTACACCAAGAAACACATTCAAGAAATTACAGATAAACAAGGTTCTGTTCAGCATGTGGATTGGTTGACCGACGAAGAGAAAGCTGTATTTAAGACAGCCTTTGAAATCAACCAAAAAGCTGTTCTACGTTTAGCATCTGCTCGTAGTCGTTATATTGATCAGTGGCAGTCTTTGAATTTATTCTTTGCTGCCGATGAAGACCCTGCATGGATTGCTGAAGTTCATCAGGAAGCATTTGCTGATCCGAATATTCTTGCGTTATACTATATCTACACTCAGGCTGGCGTACAAGCTGCTAAAGGTGAATGTGAAGCTTGTCAATAAAGGAGAAATATGAAAAATCTAGTAGTGTTTAAAGCTGCATGGTGTCAACCATGTAAAGGTCTATCAATGGTTTTAGCGAATACCGATCTAGGTATTCCAGTATCGACAGTAGACGTAGACGAAGACTTGGAAGCAGTAAAAGAGTACGCAATCACTGGTGTACCTACATTGCTTCTAATCGAAGATAATCAAGTTGTTAAACGCAAATCAGGTGCAATGACTGCACAACAACTCAAAGATTTTGTAGCTTAACAAAAAGAAAAACCCCTGAAGGAAACCGTAATGGAATCCCTCAGGGGTCTTTTTATTTGGATTTGTAATTATTTAATTGCTCATATACAATATCATATTGAGCATAACATGCATTTAATTGCGTTTTAAGTTCTTCTGTGTCTCTAGCGAACCGGATAAGAAACTCTGCATCTTCTCGATATAGTTCTGCTCCAGTAGCTCCTTTGGTGCTTTCTGCATTACAGGAATTTCCGGTAGAATTGCTTGAGGAACTTCTTTCTTGACGCTGGCGCAAGCTGTCAATAGCAATACGATACTTAGTATCAAGAGTTTTAATCTGAGCATCTTTCTCTCCTTTGATTGTTGAAACCTGAGTTTTTAATTCAGATTCAACCTTTAGGCTTTTAATCGTTAGTTCATCAACTTGCTTTTTATAAATAGCAGTTTGTTCAGCAATGGTTCTATTGACTGCCTTATTAACTTCATATTTATACCAAGCAAATAAGCTAGCGACTACTAACAATATTGCTATTAATTTAGTTTGCCAAGTCATCATTCTCCAATGCAAGTTTTATATTCTTCTTGTCTACGAATTGTTAAACCTTTTAGTGGTTTACCTTGAAATCTATCCCAACGAAGAATTTCCTTGCAAGCTCCTTCATAATCATATTGTACTAATTTTTTAGCGAGTGTACTTTTGCAGAATGCATTTGGTCCAATGTTGTATGTCAGTGATACGTAAGCATCAAATTCATATTGATACATCGGAACAGGAGCGCAGGTTTTGACTGCTGTTTCAAACTTCTCAACATCCTTACCAAGCCGCTTTAAAGCCTCTACAGACGTTGTTCGTTGACCTAGACGTACTGGACTACCATCAAGGTTAGTTGTGCTGCCAAAACCGATTGTAGGCACATCTCCGGGTACGGGAATATACGCCTCTTCTCTATAACCTTCGTGAACAGCAATTCCAATTAAAGCTGACGCACTCAATACCAGTGCAGCTACACCTTGACGATTAATCATGTTATTCTAAACCGAAAGGTTTAACCTCATTTTTCATGCGTTGATCGTGCAGTTCTTGCTCACGCTTGTCTTGTTTGTACTTGTAATACCAATTAATTAAGAAACCACCGACACCAAGTATAATACCGATTAATACACCAAATTCTGAAGACATGATCCACCCTAAAACACTTGTGGTCGCACCAGTATATGTTGCTTTACTGCCAATAGCAGCCATTGTTGTATCAAACGCTGTCGCACCATGAGATTCTACTGACATAATATAACCCGCTAAATTAATAAATTGACAAAATAAAAAGCCCGTCTTATGCTAATAAGACAGGCGTGTTAAGTATAATTATATCACAATTATTGATGAAAATCAAGGCTTAAATAAGTTAACTACCAATTGCAATCCAATGTACAAATCTTCGCACATCTCCCGTTATTTTAAAACCAGAATTATCTTTAGAATATATTTTCGTTTCAGAAGACCAGTCTGTATATTGAGTACCTTCTGTTGAAAGAGTAATCACCCTAATTTGATTTGGAAAACTTATAGGAAATGATATCGTTGGACCGTTTTCATATTGGTTCCCACTGTAATAACCATGATCATATACACCCCATTGAATAATCATGCCACCCGGTAATTTTTGATAACCGTAGTTTGTTAAACTTCTCTGAAAGTCACTCAGATTAGATAAAACTACAGAACCTGTTATAGAATTTACACTGGTCACACCACCATTACCTGCTGAAGTAGCATATCCTGATGAAGTGGCATAGTTTGAATTACCGCTAATATTAATATTATAAGTAGCTCCGTTATTATAAACACCATTGGTTACAGTAGCAGCATTACCTGAAATGTTAATTCCATATGTTCCACCGTTATTATAAACACCATTGGTTACAGTAGCAGCATTACCTGAGATTGAGATACCCCAAGTACCACTTGCGTTAGCTCCAGTCGTACTCGGTGCGCCAATTGTGTTATAACTTACAGTCAAACCTGTTCCACCGTTAAATGTTGAACCGGATGTAGAACCTGTACCAGTATTATTAAATGTTACAGAGTTATTTAGATTAACACTAATCGCTGCTGTACCATCGAAAGCAACACCGTTAATGTTTCTAGCGGTAGCAAGTCTAGTAGCACTACCTGCATTACCAGCAATATCACCAGTAATCTTAGAACCAGCTAAAGACGTAATCCATGATGGGTTAGCATATGAACCAGTAGTATAAACACCATTGGTTACAGTAGCAGCATTACCTGAAATACTGATATTATATAGAGCAGTCAAATCTGCCCAAGAAGTACCATTGTACTTTTGCCATTTATTTACAGCACTACTCCATCGAATAGAATTAGTTGGTACGTTTGTTGCCGTAGTGACAGCGGGGTCAAGCCCCACTGTCAAATCATCAAAACGCCCATCTAATTCCGTTACAAAACTAGAGTAATTGCTAGTTAATGTCGGTTTTAAATGATCTGCCATTTTTAATATCCTTTAATTGCCCAAGAAACATTTGATGAAACTCTTGAACCAGAATTGTTGAACAAGTATATTCTGAATGATTGCGGGTAAACTGTACAGCTACCTGAACCGTTACTAGCAGTTAAATCAAAACTGAAAGTGTTAGTTGTATAAGATGAAATAGTATATGTATCTGAAATACCTGTACCACTTGCAAAGAACATCTTAACTTTCTGACCACTTATTAATCCATGATTGTTCAGGGTGACTGTACAAACATTAGATGTAATTGAGTATGTGGCAGAAGCCAAGTTGTCTTTAAAATCATATACCGGAATAGAAGGTGTTGTACCCGCTGGTGAAAGCGTAATACTCTGAACATCAATGAACTCTTTATTAAAGTTCACGATAGTACCTTCCTGATCCAAAACAACGTTTCCAGAAGTTGTCTGTGAAATTGTAGAGGTAACAGTAAATGTATTTGTGTTTGCTGTAACAACAGTATAGTAACCACTTTGTGCAGCACCACTGGTGAATGTCAGAAATACTTTTGAACCAGCAACCAATCCATGACTTGAAGATGTTACAGTGATTGTGTTTACAGATTGTGAATATGTTCCTGCATTTGCAGCAAGAGCAAAAGTTGTACCTGCATCATTTTTTAGTTTAGCATCCAATCTAACTGTTAAATCTTGAATTGAATACAAACCAATGTTTACCGGAGCAGTTACAGTAATTCTAATTTTAACATATCTAAAATTCAAACCATAAACATCAGTAACACCATTATAATCTACAAAAGTAACATTGTCAACAGACAAGCTAATTTTCGTATTTACACTTGGTGAACCTGCAATTACAGTACCACGGAAGTTTAATGTAACTCTACTTGAAGCTAGCAATTGACCAAAATCAAATGTCTCTTCATAATAACCAATAGAAGTAGACGGTTGAATAAATATAGGGTATCCTGCATCAATTTGATCTTGAGGTGTTGTCCAGCTTCTTGATGTAAAGTGGTCAGACCATGTTTCTGTTGTATTAACTGGTAATACTAAACTCACACCATCATATTCAGCAGAAGATTTTGTTCCAGTAAAAGAACTTAAAAATTCAGCATTGAATACAAAATCTGGTGGTTCAGAAACAACCGTTGTAACAGATACTGGATCACTTTCAATACCATCTGTATCCACAGCAGATAACCAGTAAGTATAATTACCGCCTTGACTTTCTGTAATTGTTGTGAAAGCACCCTTCTTATCACCAATAACTGTAGCTGTTTCAAAGGTCGAACCTTTCTTTAGCATAACGTGGTCAATCGGCAAAGATGTTCTATCTGGTAAAGACCAGTACAACATAACAGTGTTGTCAATAACTTGCGCTCTTACGTCATAGACAGGATTAGGAGCAGATTTACTAACTAACTCAGTATATCCACTGGATTTATTTCCGTGAACATCAACTGCCTTAATTGTAAAAGCTCTATTACCAACCCAATCTGCTGGAAGAATAATATTATTGGCTTTTACACTTCGAACCGTACCATTATATGTAACTTCATAAGAACTTATTGGGAATTGTGAAGTTGTCACTTCATCCCAATCCAAAGTAACCGTAGCACTGGTCAAGGAAGTATCTGCATAAGAATATCTTATACTTGTTATGTTCGGAACATTGCTTGGTGTAAAATTTACAAATGTACTATTTACACTATAGTTACCGGAACTGTCTATTGCTTTTATATAAAAAGTTATAGCACCAGAACCAGAATATTTTGAGAAGCAACGATTTGAATCACCATGAAATACTCGATAAATATCATTAGCACCCCAATTAGCGTCTTGTGTTCTGACTTCATAAGTATAAGTATCTAATTCTGGATTTTCAGCCCATGTTAACAATAATTGACCACTTGATTTATCCGCAGATACTGTAAACTGAGTAACAGAAGATGGTGGGTTAATCTTACCAATCACGGTGTGATTACTATAAGATGACCAATCACCTAATTTACCATTTCTACCAATATAGCGCATTCTAACTTTATAAGTCTCGCCTTGTGCTACATCCGAAATTTGAACAGAACCTTTTTGATAAGGTACAAAAACAGATTTTGCATTTACAGTACTGGTAGAAGACAAAAGATCATATTGAACTTCTACTGTTTCAGTGATTTGTGGTAATTGACTTGCATTAACATATGCAATATTAATATTATAGCGGAAGATACCTTTTGATATTCTTTCCATTACAGATTCGTCACTTACAAAACCAGTAATCAATGGTGTTTTAATACCAAAATTTTCTTGCTGTAAAATCGGTGTATTAGTAATTTGAGATTCAAATACAGTGGAAGCAGTCAAATTTAAATAATCACTGAAGATATTATATTGTGAAGTAACACCATAATCAACAAGAGTTAATCTTGCAGATTTATTATTAGATGGTTCTACACTCAATACAATTAAATCTTGTGATTCTTGACCCAATTCACCAAACAAGAATAGATCACCAGATTGAACTTCTGTTGAAGTAGTAGATGTGGTAAGATCAATCTCACTATAATAACCATCAGTGGTTTTAGTGACTACTGTTCTAACGACAGAACTGCCATCTACACTTCGAATGCGTATTGTATATTGCTTACCCGCTTGCATTGGCATTTCTTCGTCCAATTCAAACTTAGTCGCACTGATTCGATTTTTGATTCGACCGCTACCAAGACCCCACATCGGTACATCATGGGTTACTTTCACACGATCACCACGATTGCAAACGAGATATTCAATATCAGCATTGACTGTGTAGACTTCAGGACGAAGTTTTATTTGAGCCATATGCCAACGTGCATGATCAATCACTAATGATTTTTTAGTTACACCCGGAAGTGTAATGCTTTCAAATAATGTAGAATTTGATGCATTCTTACCAATGTCATATACAATGATTTCACTTTCCTGATAATCCTGATCCTGATCAAAGTAAGTTACACGTAAACCATCGGGTTTCTTTGGTAGTGGTTTGCTACCTTCAAAACCCCAACTATTGTGTGGTGTGAAATGCTGGATTACGTTTGGCTTCACTTCATCGATAACAACTGTCCACTTACCATCTACAATAGCAGGACTTGCTCGACCAGCAGCACAAATGTCACGCAATACATCAAGAACACTCCGACTATCACCCATTACAGAGTTGTATTCGAATCCTTTTGACGCACAATAGTTATAGAAATATTGTAATTGTGTAAGATTGATCTGTGTAGAAGCATCGGTTATTCTTCTTGGGTTAGCTGGATGTTCTAAAACATATCTAAACAGCGCAGCAGGGTTACTTGTTGCACCATCTACCCATGCAGAACCATTCCATATTTTACACCAAGTTTGAACTACTGCACTAATACCATCTACTCTACCGTTCAATTGATCCGTGGCTTTGATCTTAAATGCTGTTTTAGCAATTTTTGCATTTAATGGATCAACAGCAGGATTTGCGTTTCTAGTAAAAGTTACGTTTTGTAATACACTGGTAAAGTAGTAACGATTGTCAGGATTATCTTCAGTATTGTCACCTGTTTCTCTTCTAACCCGTACAATCATTTGAGCAGGTTTGGAAGGGAAAGAATATGTTTTAGTTGTAGTAAAACCATCCTTTTTAGGTGTATCGCCACCAATGGTTAATGTTTCTTGTAAATTCCAAGTAGCACCATTATTTGTAGAATATTCAATTCTAAACTGAACTGATGCAGCAAATGAATCACCTGCATTATCACCTTTTATTTTAATTCTACGTAAACCTTGTGGAAAGTGCAAAGCCACAGTATAAGAGTCTACATTTTCAGTTGTAGCAGCTTGTAACCAAGGACCGGGAGAAACACCGAATGCTGTAGCAGTATATGAACCCGTTGCAACACTATCAATAGTATATTTTAAATATGTTTTATCAAAATTACTATAATTATCATTTACTGTTGCTGTAACTTTTTTAGTTGTAGAATTTATGTTTGTAATTACTACATTTGATAAATTATTATGGGACAATGACCAAGATGTTGTATTGGAAACAAATGTTGCTTCAATATTCTGACCACTAACTGTATTTGTGAAATTAACATTAAGAACAGTTGAATATCCTGATTCTTGATCACCTTCAACAGTTTGAATACCTGAATAATTTCTTGTAATAATTTCAGGGTTGCCATCACAAGTCAATTCTGTTGATACTTGAACCTGTGTAATATCTTTACCATAGATAGCATCGAATGCATTTTTCTCTGTGATAGTTGGTTCTGTCTTACGATCAAGAGTAATAATGTTATAATCGGTGTAATTAGTTAATGGAATATCACCAATTTTTAATGTAGATGCATCAATACTGAGTGGACCATAACCCCAAACCAATAGCATTGAAACATAGCTATCACGTTCATTTTCATATGTCAAATAATTTGTAGAACCAAGCAAAGGTGTTACACGAACTTTACCAAGTACAACAGGAATTGAACCATATGGGTTTTGACGGTTAGAACCTCCGTTGACCATTAATTGACGTTCAGCAGAACCGGGGTCTTTACCAGCAGCATCTACTGGTGGACGAATCGGTGCAATAGCATTGATTAATGCTGTACCGACTAAGATTGTTGCCGCATACGCTGTAGCATAAACAGCAGTTGAACCAGCAATAGTTGCACCAGCCGTACCCATGTACGCAAATTCAGCGTAACCTGCCAAATATGGGGCCACATAAGTTAAAGCCAATAAAGCAAGCATCCTACCCGCCGAACCTTTTGGTACAGCACGATATTCTACTGTGTCACCTTCTTTTAGAACTGTAGATGACCAATCTTTTTCGTCAATAACTCTGCCATTTAAAACAATACTTACTTTTGATTTTAATTCTTCAGCAACACCATATTCTTTGTTTAATCCATTGGCTAACAAATCAAGTGTTGTACCGGGAAGAATAGGCATAGTATAACGTTCTGTTCTCAATGGATGTGGAACAGCATTTAATACTACACTTTTATTTTCTGAATATTTAAAATATCCAACAATTCGTTTTTTCCAAAAAGGAGAATCAAAATTCTCAATAGCACTATCTTGGTTTTCACGAACATGCAAGAATTGTTCTTTGTTTACGACAATACCAACGTGGGATTCTGAACCAAGAACTCTGAAAAGTACAATAGAACCCTCTTCAGGTTGTTCGCTAGATTCCCAACCTTCTTTGTATTGTGCAATTAGCTCTTCGATACGCTGAACATCTGTCTGTGTATATTCTGAGCTAAAGCTAGGTAGATCGATCTTGAATTCATTTTTGTAGAATAGGCGCACCAATCCCCAACAATCAACTCCATCGAAGTCTCTACCTTTTTCTTTATATTTTAAGCCTATGTACTTTTCTAATTGCATATTAATCCTATTAGAACATTCCGGGGAAATATTGCGGAGTAAAAGAGTGCATTGGAAATGGTTCTCTTTCGTAATCAATCATTGATAATTCAGCAGAAACTGAGTCTGCATTATAATTGAAATTACTAATGAAAAAATCAGAAAAAGAAACTTCCACTACATTTGGAGTCTTACTTAAAACCAACTCCATTTTTACTTTTGGCGGCGATGTAATTGTACGAATAATTGGTGTCAAATATCTAGTTACATCATACATTGTAATTGAGCACTTTGGAGCTTGTGCTTCATCTTCTGATGGTAAAGATATTTCCATCGGAAGGAATGTATAATCATAACCGTTACTTGTAACACCATAAATAACATCTGATTCAGTTTCAGATATTCGCTTGGTATATCCATCAGCAAGCCTAGCAATCACTTGTGCTTCATTAACCGGATCATAAATCGTAAGAAGAATAATCAGATCATCATCTGCATCAGGTGAAAAGACTGCCTTTAATGCTGACGGCGACATTGAAGCTAATCTACTCAAGGTAATACCTCCAGTTGTAAAGATACTTGCCAATAATCAGGTAAGATGTAAGCAGTCGTAAACATCTGACCATCACCTTGTGGTACAACACGAACTTCTACAACTTGACCTGTTCTTGGGTGAGTATAACCGAATCTGGTAGTACCACGCAAGGTATCTTGGATGAAACCCCGAAGGGTTTCAACCTGTGCTGTTGACATGTTATATTGTACACTAAGTGTGTCTGGTCGTTGACCTCTTCTACGCATCTTAGCTGGACCTACATCTGGTTGTGTCCTAATGACTAAAACACCAGTTGTCTCTGAATAATTGTTCAGAGGCATTTGCGGAAGTGTAGGAGGCCAGATATAAGTATAAGCCATTATTATCTCCTAATTAGTTGAGGTGTAATACCAAATGTTGATCGAATTGATTTTTGTGAAGCACTACCACTGCGTGAAATTTCACCAGCAGTCATTTCACCAATTACTACTTCAACCTTTCTATTACCCTTAGAATCAACCGTTTCATTTGTTGTTGCTGTTGCGTTTGTATTGTTTATAACTTGTACAGAAACATTTGAACCAGAACCAGATGCTTGTACACCAAGTTTACCACTAGAATCTCTTGTAAGAGGCATGATCGCTTCTGGACCAGCTTCACCCATTAGACCTGTACCTTTGGCGAACTTAAACATGGTTGGTTGACTGACAATGCTGTTTGTGAAAGCACCACCATTAGCAAACTTCTGAACACCACCTGAGAAAGCACCACCGTCTGCAAATCCAAAAGCTTTTGTAAGACCACTGATTATACCAGCAGAACCACCAAAACCTTCATAGATTTTCATCATCTGCATACGCATTTCAAATCTAATCAAATCAGTAATCATGGTATTGATTAGATCACCGAAGTTCAATTTACCTGTTTTGGCAAAATCAACGATTGCATCGGCCATACCATTAAATACATTTTTAAAGGCATCGCCATAAGCAGTTACTCGTTTCATTTCGTCTTCAAGTACAATGCTCTTATTTACATTTGCGATCTTTTGAGCAGCACGTTCCGCAGCTTCAGCTTTTAGTTCTTCACGTTGTACAGCACTTAGACCTAGCTTTTTATCTAGCTCAAGATTTTCTTTGTCTAGCTCAAGCTGAATTTGTCTAATTTTCAATGCTCTACTTCTTTCACGTTCAGTCTTTGAAAGGACTTGCATTTGAAAATCTAATGCTTCACTTTCCAATCTAACAGCTTTTGTAGCAGCATCTGAAGCTTCCATTGAATCAAACCAGAGCTTATCTTTAGCTTCTTGTTGTTTAATATATTCTTCAGTTACTTTTATGTTTTGCTTTCTCAATTCCTCTAAAGCTTTTATTTCTTCAATTGCAGCACTAGCATTGGCTAATCTAGCTAAAAGTTCTGATTGCTTATCCTGAGTTAATTTCTGGAATTTAACATCAGAAATAATCTCAATCATTTTTCGCTGTGCAGCATTCAATTCATAACCAGCAAAAGCAGCTTCAGTTTCAATCTTCGCAGCTTCTTTCATTGTTTGATTGAAGAAGTCTAAAGATTCTTTCTGAAGTTGCATTCTATCAGTGAAAGATTTACCAGCATCAGAATTGGCTTTTCTCTGTTCTGCTGTTATCTTCGAACCTTCGGATTCAGCTTTGTTTCTATCTAGAATTGATTTAACTAGTTCATCTTGTGATTTTCTAGCAGCATCAGCATCAATCTTCATTTGTTCACCAATGCTCTTAGCACCAGCAAAGTCACCTCGCATCACAGCAGCAATTTGAGCGCCAATACCACCGATTTCAATACCGGTTTGCTTTAGAACATACCAAACTTCTGATACAACAACAGATACTGTTTCCCAAATAGTTCTAAAAGTTGCAACTACTGGACCTGACTTTAATAAATCATAGACAGCTTCACTTGCTTGACTTACTGCTGATTTTACATCAATCCACAACTTTTGTAAAGGGTCTAAGTTAGCTTTAGCATCTGCTAATGCATTTCTTTGTGACTCCTGATAAGCTTTTTGAGCTATTGTAGCAGCTTCAGTTTTTCTACCGACTCTTTCTAGTTCATAAACTTGACGAAGAGTTGCTTCATTTACAAAACCTTGTTGTTGAGCAATCTTAACTAAAGCCTTTGTTGGTTCATTAGATAATTCTGCATACTGTTGTGCTGTTTGATCTATTGACTGACCAAGATATTTATCCATATCAGAAGCCAACTTGATGATACCTTCATCAACATTAGCACCTGCCTTAGCAAATTCAGTTAAGATTCCAATATACTTTAATGTACTTGTTCCTGTCTTTTGACTTAGAGTTTCTGCAAATGCAATAGCTTCATTGCGAGACATCCCCAAACTAGCACCTGTTAGTGCAATAGCTTGTGATAAATCAGTGTTTGCTTTAGTTACTTGAATGTATTCATATAGTAACGCACCAAGACCAATTAGAACTGCACCAATACCTGTTTTAGCAAGATTTAAAGTGGCAATCTTCAGTGCCTCAAGAGCAGCAGTTGCCGTCATTGTACCAGTTGCCATACCAACCATTGTTGTATATAGCACTTTGAACGGCGATATTAAAGAGCCGACAATAGCTGATCCAACACCTAGTATTGCTTTTAGTAATAGATCACCGACAGCGAAAGCAATATCTTTTACACTGGTAACCATTGCCTTACTTGCTTTAACAAGCATATCACCCATTTGAGCGCCAGCAACACCTGCTAGAGCAAATTGGTCACGTAATTGACCACCTTGCTGTAACAAGACCATCATTGGAGATTGACCTGTTGCAAGACCGACGAAAATATCGGTAATCTGTGGACCGAGGGCACGAGATAAGTAATCAACTTGTCTTTGACCAGAAGCTTTTTGAATTGACTCTAGACTCTTTCTGTATGCTTCAAGCTTACTTGTCTGTTCAGCAGCAGACATACCACTCATACGCAAAGCTTTTTCCATTGCGATAAGCTTGTTATTTGTAGCACTAGTAATATTACCATTGTCGGCAGTTAATCTATTTACTCGTTCAAATTCACGAGATACATAGTCTTGTGCTTTTGCAGTATCTTGAATAGCCTTTTGTCTTGAACGGATCGACTGAGTAATCGAATTTTCAGCATTTGCGTTTTGAACATACGCTGTCTTTAAATCTCTAAGACCTTGCTTTACATCATTTAATGATGCACCTTCAAGCTTGAACTTTTCGATTAAACGAAGTTTTTCACGAGCCAAGTCTTCCATTTGAGATTTGCTCAAACCTAACTCAGCATTGTATAATCTTTGAACTTCTTTAATTACTGTATATTCGTTTTTAAGAGCTTGCATAGCACCAAGACTCTTATCGAATGGATCAGTACCCATCAAAGTGCGTTGTGTCTGAAGCACTTTACCCAACTGTTCGATCTCCGTAGTAACTGCACCAGCGGCTTTGGCATATGCTAACTGTGAAGATTGACCTTTGGAGAAACCTTGAGTCATGAACTCAAGAATCATTTGTTGACGTTCTAAAACGCTAACTTGTTTCTTTGTTGTTGCTTCGACTTCTTTAGCAGTGCTAGAACTCTTGGTCTGTTCTTTATTTAGATTGCTAGAAGCCTTTGCAGCTTCTTGCATTGGTTTGTTCAGTCTATTAACGTCTTCTGCCAATGCTTTAATTGCAGCGGAAGCATTCTTTAAATCTGAAGTATCAACGACAAACTTTAATTGCGTTAATTCCATAATTGTCTCCTGTGTGTATGGAAGATTTTATCTTTATAAACTAAAGATAATTCACAAAGATAAAAGCCCCAATTAAGGGGCTGGTTTATTTTTTATTTAAATTCTTTTCAGCTTCTTTAGCGTGTATATTCAAAACTTTTCTATCTATTAATTTAATCAAATCAAGTTCCCACTCTTCTGGTTGCATGTTAATTAAATTAAAGTACGAATACATATCTGAATAAGACAAAGGATTAATACCAAAACCACTACTTGATCTTGAGCTATGCAAATCAATAAACCATTTCCAAACATGTTCACAACTTGATGGTAATTCAACCATCTCGTTTAGTTCTTTTGGTTTTACACCAGTTTGTCGCCAAACATTATTAAGTTGATCACGTAAAGTATTACCATCTTTAAATGTTACAGATAACTTAAATTCTTGTTCGGCATATTCCAGTGTTTGTTCTACATCACTCGGGTCGAAAGTTTAGCAGTTGATTTGATTCCTCCATAACTTGCTCACGAATCCATGAGTGTTCTGTAAAGATTCTTTCTGCGTTTTCTTTGGTGAATGGTACTTCTTTACCATTTTCGGTAATACCTTTCCAACCAATGACACGAACTACTGCGGATTCTACTGCAAGTTCTTCAGCTTCTTCAAGTGTCATTTCTTCGGATTGCTTACCACGGCGTTTTGCCTGTTGTTCTTTTAGTTGAAACTCACGAAACTTCTGACGAGCATAAGCTTTGACAGTCTTTGACATTTCACCACGCACGGTGATAAAAGCACCTGTTGGATCGCCAGTACCGGGGAGTTTTACTTCGAATTCGTAGCCAGCATCAGCAGCATCGGCTAGGTTTGTTTTTGCTAAATCTAGTGACATAATTTCCTTTCATTGTTAATGAAGTAACCATTATAGCACAAATAACAAATAAAATCAAGAGTTGTAAACAAAGAAAAACCCGAAGGATTTCTCCCTCGGGTTTACGTCAGTTATCAAGCAGCAGAGTCTTGAATCTGGATTGTAGTAGCTGGTAGACCAGCAGTAGTTACATCATTTAGTAGAGCTTGGAAGCTTGTAGATGCAACGATACCTAGTTCACCATCATCCTTTGTAAAACTACCTAGTTTTACTTTTGGTAGTGTAAAGGTTACGAATTGTGAGTTAGCAGTACTATCTGTAGTTAGAGCTAGAACTAGAGTAACGGGTGTTTCAGCATCAAAGTAGCCACGGAAAGTAGCATCTTGGAAGTAAACACTTAGGTTACCTGTTACACGAATACGACCAGTGAAAATTTCAGCAATAGAGTTAGAACCTACAGCAGTTGCATTTTCTGTAGCACGTTCTACTGTAAAGTCAGCAGAGGTTACTAGAGCAACAGGTTGACCAGCAACAAGCATTACACCGTTAACAGCAGCAAAAATACCGTTTGAGTTCTGAGCAGTTGGTGAAGTGAAATACTGAGTCGTACCTTTTTGTGTTAGGTCTTTACCGGCAAAACCAAAGTCTACAGTTGTTAGACCAGTAGCAGGAAGTTGAACTGCCATGCTGTTTAGCTTCATGCCTGTATATACTTCAGACTGTGCAATGTCAGCATACCATTCTTCAACAGTATATGAATCGTCAGTATGACCAGAAGCAGGTACATAAGTTACTTTACCTGTTCCATTCGCAGATACAGAAGCGATTGGACCTTCAGCGGTTAGTGTTGAACCATTTACAACAGCTACTGTTAGTACTGTAGCGGTCATAGAAGCAATCAGAAGGTTTTTACTGGCGTTTGCAGCATCTAGACCAGTACCAGACAAACGTACAATCATACCGACTTGGAAACCTTCTGCCAACCATGAACCAGTGGCACGAGTTACGGTATAAAGTGAACCAGATTGAGCGATTGTTACTGAAAGACCAGTGGCTGATGGACCAGCAACGAAGTCTTTACCAACAATTGAACCCATGAAATCAGCATAAGTGGCAGGTGATAATTCACCATTTAGACTACCTTCAGCAGAGCGCACACCGTGACGATAATCAGCAATTTGACGGTCTGTGCGAATCTCACCAGATTCATAAGCATCTTTTACTAGGTTAAAACTAGCTGTTACTCGACGTAGTAGCTTACCAGAAGTATTACCGGCTAGTGTACCCCAAGTTGTTTCTTTCTTATAGCCAACTTGCTTGGCTGTACCTTTTGAAATAGGCATATTGTTTTCTCCAAATTAGATTTGACATTTGCAAATGTACTGATTTAAGGTATCAGAAAACCTTTAGTCGGAATACACTTCTGCGACTAGTTCGATAATTACAGGACAGATAATTCTGTCAGATGCAATTGCTGTTCCAGAAATCTGAGGTGTTCTTAATACGTGAATTCGTACATTGTCTTCTACAAGAACTAAACCTTTTTTAAATCTGTCTCTGATTAACTCAGCACGAGAAAGGACTTCTGAAGTCCCTTTGTTAATCATACCAACTACAAAAACTTGCATTGTAACTCTTTCTCTGTGAAAGCCAGTACCCAATACAGGGTCTTCTGGAGGTTGCACAAGAAATTGTACACGTTGATATAATTGATCTTTAGGTGGATCGAAACTTACGTTTTCCCAACCAGTTTGTACAGTTGGTGTCAATCCATTTAAGTGCCTTTCAGCAGCACGTTTAATATCTACGATTGCCATCAACTTTCCTCATAATATTTTTTAAGATCGGATTGGTATATACCAAGCACAGCATGTAAAGTTGGTTCCATTATACCAAACGGAGCTTGTGCAGATGCGCCTGATTCTAGCGATCTTACTGGTGCGCCATTTTTATATGTATCGTAGGGCCAACCGTCTGCACTAACATAAGGTACATTGTTTGTAATATAAACTGTATCACCAATTTTATAATTAGAAGATCGATGATCCGCAGCCCATTTTACGTTTTCAGCATTTTCATTATCTGCTTGCATGAACCACCAAGATGAATAGGGTTTATTCATTTCTATAACCCAACCACCTTTTGCATTACCGGCTCTAGCATTTTTGGCTACTGTTAATCTAGCTGGATTATTGTATAGTGCAGCGTATTCTACATCGTCACCGAATGGTGTATTTTCAATAGCTTCCCAAGTTACCCAATAAGAAAATTTCTCTACCATTCCTTCTAGTTTACGGGTAGCTTCTTCGTGAAACTTCTTTAATTCAGCTTCTAATTTTGAAGTATCACAGCTAATCATGATTAACCCTTAACAGCCAATATTCTGTAAAGTACAATTACACCATTTGCTCTGTGTTCAGTAATGTTGTCAATTACATAACTTTTAGAATCAACTACAATTTTATCTCTTACATTTGGTACAAACTGTAGTTTATTATTAGCTAAATAAAATAGAGCAGCATCTTGACCAATTAAGTTTGGATAATTATACTGATTTGCTCTAATGTGCTTCTTATACATTTTTACAGCATAGTTAGTATCTGTATTTGTACTAGAACCAGTTTCAATATTATAAGCACCCTCTGTGACAGCAACATAAGTCATTTGTTGACCGTGTAGATTAATTAATTTTACAGTAGATTGCAAAAACTGATTCATCTAGCACCTCAAATCTCAAAGTAACCATTGACAGGTAAGCTTGGTGATTTTGTTGGAGGCACAATAATATTGTTATCTGTTACAGAATCATTTGCTTCCATGTCAGATTTACTAATACCACCAGCATAGGGCATAACACTGTCATAAATTCTGTTAAGGTCAGGATTGCTAATATACATCTTTAGAGCTTGCATGTAATTTTTAGCAGCCTGTGAACCTTTGACACTGAACAAGTCAACTGTTTCATCACTACGCATGCTCAATTTTAGTAACAAAGATTTTGCTACGTCCATTGCAGTGCGTTGTAGATTACAATCGTTTTTATATAGAAAGTATCTAATCTCAGCATCAGTCATCATCGGGAATTCTGGTGAAGTATCACCTAGTTCATATCTTATGTCTTGGATCGTTGCCATTATAATTCCTGTATCAACTTGTTATGTTTACTGAGATTTTCTTTTGCGGAAATTACCTGTAAATTCCAAGGTACGTGCAAACCGCAAACATTTTCACCCTGTAATGGAATAACATGATCTACGTGATATTCTTCACCTGTGTACAACTTAAAAGCTTTAGCAACTTCGTATAATTCTTTTATTTGTTCGAAGTCTTGCTTTGTTAACCAAGGTGGAGTAGCTTTTAGTTTAGAGGCTCTGTATTTTGCTCTTAGAAATGTGTATAGTGGTGGGTTAGAATCATAGCATTTTCTTTTAGTAGCAGATACTTCTAAACAATTGGATTCTCTATAATTTTTTGCATAAAGTAATCTATCTTCTCTATTTTCGAAATAAGCAGCTTGAATTCTATTTTTATATTTTTCTTTATCTTTTAAATAGCACTTTTTCTTTGCTTCAGAGACTTTATTTTTATTTAATTCACGATATTTACGATTGCAATCTTTACAACGCCTTTGTAAACCATCTAATGAATCTTTCATTTTACTGAAACAAGATTCTTCTTTGTCAATAAGACATTCACGACATTTCTTCATTTTGATCTCCGTCAGATTTGAATAAGGAGTTCCTAGTCGTGGATCGGCACAACAGAGCTTGCAGACTCTTTTCGGAACATAAGTATCACACTGCAATGTGACTGCAAGTTTATCTAACATAAAAACTGAATTGTAACATAAGTAATGTTAGAATGCAATCTTTATGTTAGATGGCTCCCGAAGGAGCCAATCTTAAAGCTGATTAGTTGCTTGTAAACAAACGAACTAGAGCTTGTGGGCGACGAACCAAGTTTAGGAAGTTAGACTCAGTTTGAATCTGAATTTCGCTATCTTTGGGATCTCTGTAGGTAAATGCGTATGCTTCTTCACCAATGGTGTTGACATGAGAAAACTTATTTGCTGGAGAGAAATAAGTAATGAACATGTCGCTAGTACCTAGTGGCATTGCGTAAGCATCACCAGCAGGGATTAGAGCCTGACCGTTGTAGCTACCACGATATTCTAGATATTCCACACCACCGTGTACGAAGCGACGATATAGACC